ACGGGGGGCAAGTTGCAAAATATAGAAGGTAGCGTCTGCAATAAGTGTTATGCATTAAAAGGTTGTTACGTTTTTAAAATTGTACAAGATGCGCAATATCGGAGATTGAAAGCAATTAAAGATCCTCGATGGGTCGAGGCCATGGCTCTGTTAATTAATTCAAAAAAGCCCGATGTTTTTAGATGGCACGATTCCGGAGATGTCCAGGACCTGGAGCACCTTCAAAAAATTTTCGCCGTTTGTAGGTTGACGCCATCCCGTAAGCATTGGATGCCTACAAAAGAAGCATGGGTGAAAAAATATTTAAAACATAAGCCCAATAATTTAACAATTCGATTGTCTTCTCCGATGGTGGACCAGGGGCCAATAAAAAGTTGGCCCAACACCTCAACGGTAGTCACAAAGAAGGCAACATGTCCAGCACCAAAACAGGGGGGACAATGTCTAGATTGTAGACGATGCTGGAACCCAAAAATTAAAAATATTTCTTATGGTCAACATTAGAAATCTTGAGGGCTGGATGTATTCCTTTAGCCCTCAAGCAACAAACAACAAGCGAGGGAAAAAATGAACAAGAAAAAAACTATGCACACTGTTAAAGATATGTTCTTTGATTTAAAAAAGGACAAAGACATCATGGAAGATTTTTCTAATATTACATATGATGTAGGTTATATGGTTGCATTATGTATAGCACTTAAAAGAAAAAGAGTAGCAGATAGAATATACGATTACTTCTTAAAAGGTTGGTAAAAATGAAAAAAATAAAAAGGGTGGGTCCCGCCCACAAGCACGCACCACAGTCCGCAAGCTACAGGCCACAGGCCACAGGCCGGGGTGGGTCCCGCCCACAAGCTCTCCTCTATGGCTGCGATACTTTGTTCCTGGACATTTGTCCTATAATATGTAGGACGCTAAACGTTTTGTAAAAATTTTAAGCTTGACTCCATACCCGTGGCACACGGTTCTGCCTTCCCCTTAATTAAATCTTCAATAAACCTTCCCTCAAAAAGTTTTATGGCTAAAGGACCGAGGGTCTTTAGCATGATGAAACTATTGTTTGGATGAGTCAAATGAAAGCCGATTTGGTGTGGAGAAAAGGAAATTTTTTTAGCTTTTTTTAGCTTAAGTTCTACAGTGAAAAAGTGACCAAAACTATTATACCCCAATAGATCAGGAGTCCCGTGTGCAGCACTATTTTCCAAGCGTGTAAATGATAATTTGCAATTATTTTTAATATTGAACGCTTTAATTTCATGCCAAAATTTCGTCTCTCCTTTTATCATTTTTCAGGCTAAGTACGTTATTCTCTGGCTAATCAATTTTTTTAATAACTTCTCCCATATTCCACTTAGAAGTATACAATGTCATGACCAATCTGTGAGTTTCACGCACACCAAGTATTTTGTTTTCCATTAATTTAATGTCCTTGATATCGTAAAATTTACCGTCTGGTAAACACACTTGAACTCTTGCCTCCTGTGCCACTGGCGATTTCATAAACTTATCTAAGGCCTGTCTTAATAGCTTTCCTGATACCATCACTTGAACATATACCAAAAATAATTTATATTGCAAGTCATGGGTTTACCAAAAAGACTTACAGAAAAACAAATCAAGTTTGCTAATCTGGTTGTGGCTGAGGAAGGTAGGAAGACTGCCACTGAATGCGCAATCGAGGCAGGCTATGATCCCAACTCTGCCTATGTTTCTGCTAGTAAGCTTCAAAACCCAACTCTCTACCCTTTAGTTAGTCAGTACATAGGCAGGTTAAGATCTGAAAAAATTAAAAAATATGATGTCACAAAAGAATCTCACTACAGCGAACTTGGTCAACTACGTGATGAAGCAAGGCAAAGTAAGGCCTGGAGTGCAGCTATTAATGCAGAAGTAGCTAGAGGAAAAGCAGCCGGATTCCAAAACAATAATCACTTACACCTGCACAAGGACCTGGATAATATGGAAGAAGCCGAACTAGATAAAATGTTAGAGAAGGCTTTAAAAACTTACAAACCAATCATTGATGCAGACGCAGAAACAGTAGAAGAAGTTAAAGACTAACCTTTTCCATTTTAGTTACGATTGATTTAGGAAATACATTACGATCAGAAAAGACTGCAGACTCAGTATCATAAGAAGCAAACGTCCAAACATATTTATTATCTTTATCAAAAATATAAGCTTGAGTCATCATCTTTGCAGGTTTTAAATCTTTTACATCAGCAGCCTCGGCATGGCCCGAATCACCACACGGATCTATCCACTCGATAGAATAAAAATAATATTTCTTTTTACCTATTACTGCATGTTTATATTTTGACTTTTTTCTTTTCATAGCTCTATATAGCACCTATAGGTTTTTTCTCTAGGCAACATTTTTTCCAAAATTCTTTTCTTATGCGCGCGTACGGGTTTGCTAAAAGCGTTGATTTTACTGCATTGTAACCACTGTAACCACATTGTAACCAAGATTTGTTACAAAAATATCGTCTAAAACCGTTGGTATTTGCGAATAATAGTGTTTTAGAACCCATTGTAACCATTGTAACCACGATTCGTAAATTGAAAAACAAAAAAATTTTTCTGGCAAAAAAAGTCTATAGGGTCTTTTACTCTAGCCCAGAGGAAAGTGTTGCATTTATGCCACACTATTGTGATATTTTAACCACAATCTTGACAATATCCAGGTAAACTGCTGCTTTCATTCTTGTATAAATGATTCTCACAGTTTTTGGCTTTACAAATTACAGTGCCTTTCAAGTCAACACTCGGTTTATTACCAAATATTTCATTGAAATTTTTTCTGTATCTGTCATTTGACGGTCTTGTAATACCGTCAAACGTTCTACCTTTTTCTTTTTTGCTCATCATACCTCCTTATTTTTCCCCGGTCCAAGTAACATTCATCACTTCTCTCGCTTACCCACTGCTTAATCTCATTACGATAGTCTTCAGCAGTTAACTCACCATTCAAGATCTTAGCCATATCTTTTAATAGATCTCCTTTAGTTGTACATTGTGGCTGACAATATATGTCATAGTAACAATCACCAATTGCTTGATGATCTAATTTAAAGTTATCTTTCATATTTATTCCTTTCATATAATATCCTATATTATATTAAAAACCATTTCTGTCAACCAATTCTTCAAATTCTTTTTTCTGCCTGTAATATTGGTCTACTTTTTTCCACCATTCGTTCGCATAATGTCTAAATTCTTCGCCTTCTACGCGAAATTCTTGATAATATAAGTCTTTGCTACACATTAGAATGATTCCAAACTGAATATTAGTTTGATATATTTGGTTATGAGCAATAGCATATCCTGCTAGTTGTAAAAAATAATCCTCGATCCATTCTTTTCGTTTCGGTTTATTAGTTTGTTTAAAATCAATAATGGCTTCTTTGCCCTCGTAGATTCCAACCCCATCGCAGGCCCCGGCGTACATATCCGGATAAAATAAAACACATTCAGCTGCCCACAATTCCTGGAGTTTATCTGTTAATCCCTGGTCCACGATTTGTTTTGCCATCTTCGTAGCTAATTGTCCTTCGGGTGTTAGATCTACCACAGGTCTATTTAAGATATGTCCCTCAAGAATCGTATGCATAAGAGTACCTCTCGATGCAGCATTGTCCGTGATCCTTGCAGCTTCGGCCTCTCCTACTCTAGCTTTCCACGCTTCCAATGAAGCTTTCTTCTCCTCACTTTCACAGGCCTTTAATATACTTGTAACACTTGGTAACTTTTCGTCACCTACCAGGTAATGTCTTTTACCATCAATTATTTTTCGAGTCGATGTCGGGTAATAAAATCTCTTGTTTATTTTTATCATGATTTCCTTTCAGTGTATGTTTTAAAACTGTTGTCCATGGGTTTAGGTCGTAGTCTTTTACGCACCCGGATAAATTTATTAATATAACAATCAGCACAATAATACTTTTTATTTTCAATAATAATTGCATCTTTTTTACATTCACATTTAATCACGTTTAAATTCTAATCCGACCCTTAAATAATTTAACCAGTCACTTGGATTACTATCTCTTTTTTTATCGTTACAAGCAACACAACAAAAGATAATATTATCAGTCATATACGTTAATCTTGGGTCATATCTATCAATACTAAAATTAGTTGTTATCTGTCCCTTACGTCCTTGATATCCCTTACCTCTAGTTCCACGTCTAGCTTTAAATGTAAAGGGCTGCTCACAATATCTACAAAT